CGTTTCCTGATACTGACCCAATCAATCCCTTTGATTTTTGGGAAGGTGCAAACTTCAAGTTGAAGTTGCGTAAGGTAGATGGTTATTGGAACTATGACTTGTCATCGTTTGATGGCACATCTGCATTGCTTGATGGTGATGATGAAGCTCTTGAGGAACTGTATAGTAAACAGTATTCTCTTGCTGACTTTACATCTCCGACTAACTTCAAGTCCTATGATGAGTTGAAGACTCGTCTGGATGCGGTTCTATCCGGCACGGTGGTTGCAAACACCACGGTTCAGACTTTGATGGAAGATGAACCAAGTGCTAGTGCCAAGGTTGACACTAAACCAGAACCAGCTCCCTCTGTGGAAGTTGTTGATGATGAAGATGATGACGCAATGTCATACTTTGAAAAACTCGCAGAGGAGTAATACTATCAGTAATAGTGCTGGTAGGGAGACGAACCCCCACAGAAATGTGGGGGTTTTTCTTATAGATATGCTCCACCCGTCATAGAACCAGCACCCATTGCGAGTTGACCCGTTGAACCAGTTGGTCTTAACGATGGAGAAGTGCTCGTATTATTTTCTGTTTTTCCACCCTCATTGACATTTATTGTTTTTCCATCAATCACCGCTGGTGGCATTTGTTTTGCCTTTGCTTCTTCCTCCTCTTTTCGGACTGCCTCTCTGGCTCGTCTTATTTGTCTTAACTGTTCTCTCCCAACTGTGCCCCTTTTCATATCCCTTTTATCTTTAAGTCTGCTACTAGCAGTCATCCCACTACCCGCTAGGTCAGCATCTCCCAAGTCCATGCCACTTTCCATCATCTCTCTTTCGGTAATCCCTACTTGTCTATCACCTTTAAAGTCTGGTCCTGATTTCACTGGCACCCCTGCTGCTGTCGCTGTTGCTGCACCCGGCACTTTCATTGCTGATCCCTGTTTTTGCATTGCCATTTGACGGTCAAATTCTTTTTGTTTCTTAATTTGACTCTTTCTGGCATGCCCACCTGTTGCTGTAACTTTTGGTCTTTCTGGTTGTTTCCCATTTATGAAAAATTCAGCTAATTTTAAACCTATATAATCTCCAGCAAAATAACCAGCAAGACCACCAGCAAGTCCGCCCACCAAAGCACCGATAGGACCACCTCCTAGAAGACCAACTAAAGCCCCTAATTTCGCTCCACCAAGACCACCGATTAATCCACCAAGAATTCCTCCAACTGCTTGAATTTTGTCTTTTTTTGATGTCGAGTCGTCTGATAATACTTGTATGAGTGAAGCCACAGATAAAGCAGTTCCTATGAACGGTATTTTTGTTGCTACTTTTTTGAGCAGTGGAAACTTAGCCAAATGTTTAAATTTATCCGATATTCCACCACCGCCGCCGCCAGCTGGTGGTTTGATAGGTGTGGGTCTTGGCGGAGTTGTCGCTTTCGGCGGAGTTGCTCCAGCTGCTGGTTTTACTGGAGTTTGTCCTGTTGGTTTTACTGGGGTTCCACCTGCCGTTATCTTTTTACCTGTGACGGCTGCTGTTATTGACTTTACAGCACCAGATACGCCAGCAAATAGTTTTCCCCCTATAAAAGCACCAAGTTTACCAATACCACCAATCACTTTGAATGGTGCTAAAAGAGTTGCGATAGCTAATCCACCAAGTAAGGTTCCCGCTCCTATGCCTAGTATTGGTCCAGCGCTTCCAAATATTCCCTTTTCCCCAAATGGACCTTCTTCACCAAAAAAGTCAATGAATCCTTTTATCTTTTCTTTGATGATTTCAAATATAGGACTATTAACAATTAACAGAAGTGCGGGAAGTATCAATAATTTAAATATACCCCCAAATTTATCAAAAATACCTTTCATTGGAGCAAATGTTTTCTTTAGACCTTCTAGAGCGGTTCCACCAAGTTCCCCAACAGCTGCACCAGTTCCCTTTTCCTCTTTAGTATCTTTAAACCTTGTCAGTAAACTTCTGCGAGCTTCAAGTTTTTGTGCCTTTTGTTGTTGCTTATTAAATGTCTTTTGCGCCTCTTGATACTGTTTATTATTTTTTGCATCTTCGCCAAGGACCGCTTCAATGTCCTGCATTTCTTTTTTTGCTTCCTCACTGACTTTTCTCTGCTTTAACATTGCGTCATATTGTTTTTCTGACTGACCAAGAAGTTTTCTTTCAATATTTTCCCTTTTTAACTGGAGTGCATTTGCTTCCTCTGCTTCTTTTTTTAACTCCTCAAGTTTTTTCACCCTTTCTTGATTGGTCCCTGCTTCTGCTTTTTCTAATAACCTAACAGCTTGTTCTAACTTCGCATTTGTTTTTTGGGATTCACGATACATATCTTTTTGAGTTGTCATAATCCTATCCTATTTCTTTATACTTACTTCAGCATTTTTACTTTTGACATATGCTTCTTTACCAAAGAACGCCGCAACGATTGCTGCAACGGAAACAAAATATGTGGGTGCCATGTCACCTAAAACAGATGCTGCTTTTTCTAAACCTGTCAACACAGATAATACAACGAGCGTGGGATATAATAACATACCGGCAAGTGCAAACCACGCCATTCGACGCTGAGCATCTTCCTTCTTATCCTCATTCTCTAGTCTTACTAATTTTTGGTCCATCTCAAATTCTTCATCAGTCACAACACCATCACCATCTAAATCATATTTTTCATATTGACTATCCGGCTCAAGCTTTTTTTGTGCCACCGTTAACTCCTTTTACGATTTTCCTCTTTTATTCTCTCTTCCTCTTCCTCAAGGTGATTTAACAACAAACCAACGTATATATCCCTCTCCCACGGTATCATATTTTCAAGTTCTGTCAAACTATATTTATGATGTTGCATTAATCCAAAGTTCATTTCATAATATGAAGTCAGTGTAACATGTGAGAGGGCTACTCGAAAAAACTTTCTAATCCTTGGATAACGATTTCATTATCCACTTTAGTGTTTGGGTTGGTAATATTTACCACATGAAGAAGTTGGGGCATGGTTTCAAAATATTTACCAACATCTTCAAAAGTATCTGATGGTAAACTATCAATAAATTCATCCAACTCTTCTGAACTCATATCAGTCCGATTATGTATCGTGTCACCCTCATTAATTTGAGTTATGCATTTCTTTAGTAGTGCGAGAACATTATCAACTAAATTATCTGTGGTTACCTCTACATCACCAACGTCATGAATGGTTGGCCAACGTAAAACCATATTAATGTTATCTGTAATTTTTATCGTGTCGGTATGCTCCTCTGTGACTTGCACATCTATCTCATTAAGATTTATTGTCACTGGAACAGTTGTTACATTATCATCTGGACATGTCAAGTTTAGTTCAGCTGTCTCTCCAACAGATTTACAACGAATTTTTAAGAACAAGTATTCAAAATCAAATATGGGCATCTTAGACATGTTTAGTTTATCAAAGGTGCAATCAGTCACAATTTTTTGTAACCCATTTATAATATCTCTTTTGTCCTCAGACTCTTGTAAAATCAATAATGTCTTTTGTTCTTTTACTAGAAATGGTCTATATTTTATTTCCTCTCCTGTTGATGGTAGTTCTAAAGTGTAAGTTGGTGTGTCAAGTTTTGGTAACGCCATAATTTTTCATCCTTATAATAATTTCCTCACTACAGCTGGAATATTTGCTGTTAAACTTCTTTCAACTGTATTTGTAAATGTGTCAACTAGTGTTCCACCGAGACTTTGTTGAGATTCTGCGTCAAGTGGTGAGAACTTTCTAAACATCCACGATACGGTGGTTTTTATAATATCTGAACTTGGTCCTGCTGCCAGTTCTACTGCTGCGATAGATTTTGGAAAACACTCTTCTACCCTAAGACCAAATGTCTTACGATTATTTTGATTCAATAAAAATATATCCATCGTTCCAACATAGTCATTGTAATACCCTACATCAAACGTAGTCACGTTGTATGAGAGTTGTTGCCATTGTTCAAAAAACTTTCTTTCATCCAACCCAGCTGTTGCTTGAAACGTCATGCTAATCTCTTCTGCGAATAACACCTCTGTGATATATTCTCTTTGTGGTCCTGTTATAGCACCAGCACTCGCTATTTGAGTTTGCACTGACCTACCTGGCATTTGAAAGCTTTCTGCCCGCAGAGATATGTCCTGCACGTTGTGACCACCCATTGCTGGAGATGCACCACGGGGCGGGTGGATTTGAACCTCATATAAGTTTGGTCTACCGTATGCGTTTTGGTCACTAAATGATGCTAGTATGTCATTTAATAAACCAAATCCAACAGCGTCTGCGAATGTGCCTAATCCTGTTGCCATCTTTTATATCCTTAAAACATCTTTTTAGTTTCGTTATACACCCTAGACGTAGATGCTTTCTTAAATCTTTGCACTGGTAACAAAACTGCGATTACCCACTCATCTGGTGTCACCACACGAATTTGAGATTTTAGGTGACCATAAAGATATCTCTTAATAACTGCTTTGGCCATTGGTATGGTTCTAGCCCTCGCATAGTTTATTCTAAGTTGTTCCCCATCATTATATTGATTGTCCTCTGGAATGGTGTTAATTTTATCAAGCAATCTAATTCTCAAAGGTATCGGTAGATAATGAAAATTTAATCCTAAAAATCCATCATTATATCTCTCCAAAGGTAGAACCAGTGGAAATGTATCATAGTATGGTAGAGTCTTTTTATATTTAGGATCATATACAAACATATTCAAGTTAAAAGCAGACACTTTAGCTGTTCTGCGACCATCCCTAATCAAGTCTAAGGGTGCTGGTTTACCAAACTCTCGTATCTTTTCCCGATACCACCCAATTGATTTTGGTGCGTCTTTCGTAGCATCTTGAACACTTTGTATGAAATTGTCTTCGGCCATATAATTATTTATAACGAATACCTAAATCATCCTCTGTCAGTATCTTGAATTCCATACCGTTATCTTTACACCATTCAGTTGCGTATCTCCACTTTGAACTATTCACTCCCCAAGTCCTCACCTCATTTAAATATCTTTTAGTTTTTCTTTCGGGTTCTTTTGGTGCCTTTGTTTGTTTTTTAGGTTTTATCTCA